CTGCGCGGCAATCGTTGACCGAGCACGGCAAACCATGACGACATCCGAGAACGCGGTCAATGGCACTGCGGTGGCCGTTGACAGTGAGCGCGCTTTGATGGGTAACACTTTGGCGCTGCGGGTTGGCCGCATGTCAGGAACCAATACCAACTACGCAGACATAGAGTTCACCGCTGCCGCCATATTCCGTCGCGCACTTACCGCCCGCGAGATCACCGTCATTAACAACGCCGCACCGTGGGGGACATGATGGGCCGACTACGCGCCAAGACCAACCGCGCCGGGCTTAGCGTCAACGCCGTGCAGCTCGGCGAGCCCGCCATCCTCAGCATCGACGCTGAACCACTCGGGCCCGGCGACACGATCAGCGAGGCATGGTTCATCTGGGATGACGAGGCGTTCGGCACCGGCGTTGTCAACGCTGACGGCACCGTGACGGCCGACTGATGCCGCGCACCTACAACGACGCGGTTGTGTATGACGTTGAGATGTATGACTACACACCAGGCGCAAACGCGTTCGTGTCCACCTTGACCGGCGTCTCGCCGAGCATGACGGCGACCACTGGCGCTGCGGCCACGATGACGCCCACGACCTCGAGCACGCCGACCGCCACCATGACAGGAGCGTGACCCGATGGCCTACGACCTCGGCGACCCGGTGGCGCTCAGCATCAACATCAAAGACTCAGCAGGAGTCCTAGCCAACGCGACTCTTGTCACGCTCTACGTGACGGACCCGAGCGGCACCACGACGAGCTCGACAGTCTCGCCGACCACGACCGGCGCCTACTCGCTCACCTACACGCCCGCCACCGCCGGCCGTTACATGTACAGATGGTTGGCCACCGGCACCAACGCCAGCGCGTATACGGGCACCTTCGAAGTCGACGACCCGGCCGACCTGCCGGTCATCAGCCTGGACGAGGCGAAAGCGTATCTCAATGTCACCAGCACGACGGGTGACGAGGAGATACGCGGATTCATTCTCGCCGCCACCGACATCGCCGAGCGGCTGACCAGCCGCACGCTACGCCGCCGCAGCTTTGTCGAGTCGTACAGCGTCAGCGGCTCCGGCTTTTCACTCAGTGCTCAGCCAGTCATCTCTGTGACCACCGTCGTCGAGGACGGCGTCACACTGACCGCAACCGACTACGTCATCGACGTTCGCGTCGGTGTGCTGTATCGCGGCACCACAACCTCGCCGTTGTACTGGGCCGCCGGCGTCGACAACGTCGTGGTCACCTACGTGGCGGGCGAGTCGACGCCGAGCCCGACCGCGCAACTACTGGTCAAGGAATTGACGCGGCACCTGTGGCGCACTCAGCGCGGCGCGTCGCCCATGTCGATGGGTGGCGGCAATGACGACTACGTGCCCGGCAGCTCAAACGTGTTGACGTATCGCATCCAAGAGTTGGCCGGGCTGCTGACCACGCCGACGGTGGCCTGATGGCCGTCTCACAGTTCCCGGCCGTCGTCGACGCCCTGGTGACGCTGCTCAAGGCCACGGCCAGTCTGAGTGCTGTAGTCATCAGCGACGGCCTGCCCATCACTGAGGACCGCATGAATGACCTGGTGATGATCGGCACGTCGGGCTCACCGGATGACACGCGCTCGGGCACGATCAGCCAGGAGTACAACGACCTCGCGGGAGTGAACTCGACGCGCGAAGAGCGAGTCGAAATCTCCTGCTGTGTCATCTCACAGACCGGCGATGTGGACGTCTCGGCCACGCGCACGCGGGCTTTCAACATTCTCGGCTATATCTCGGACGCCGTGCGCGCCAATTACACGCTCGGAGTCTCCGGCGTTATGCGCGTCGAGATGTCAGATGTCGAAGTATTCGTTGAGCAATTCGCCGATGGAACTTCGGTGCGCCTGCCATTCACGATCAGCGTGAACTCGCTCATCTAAACCCCCCCACCACTAACACCGGACGCCACCTCGGCGCACCGGCCTTCACCCACGCCCGAGGAGCCGAGATGGCGCAATTCCGAAACATCACCGATGACGACCTGTGGGTTGCGACGCCCGACGGCCTGGTGAAGGTCGAATCCGACGCGATCCTCACCGTGAGCGACGAGTACGCCGCCAGCGTCTACTTTCAGACCGGCGAGACCGGCGAGATCGCACTGTTCGAGGTCGTCGCCAGCACGACCGCCAAGAAGACCACCACCACCCAGACGGCTCCGGCCGAAGCGAAGGAGTAGAAATGGCTATCGGTTCGGGCCTCGGCTCATCTGCGGGATTCGTCAACGAGTCCACCTACGGCACCTACGTGGCGCCAACGAAGTTCGCGCGCGTCAAGAGCGCGACCGCCAACAAAAGCTCGACGCGCGTGCAGGGCGAAGGCATCCAGAACGGGATCCACGGCATGCTGCTCAGCCAGTTTGTGGAGACCGTGACCGGCGGCACCGGCCAGCTCGCGTTTGATGTGCAGAGCAAGAACATGGGGCTGCTGCTCCAGACGCTCATGGGTACGTCGGTCACGCCTGTGCAGCAGGCCGCCACCACCGCCTATCTGCAGACTCACACGCTCGCCGACACTTACGGCAAGAGCCTTACCGTGCAGCTCGGGCTACCTAACCGCGCGGGCACCGTGACGCCGGCAACGCTCAAGGGCGTTAAGGTGACGCAGGCCGCGTTCTCCTGTGCGGTCGACGGAATCCTCGGCGCAACGTTCGACCTTGACGCGTTTGCCTATGAGAACTCGACCGCGCTCGCGACGCCTTCCTACACGGCCAGCGTGAACGCGTTCCACGGTGCGCAGATGTCCGTCAAGGTTGGCACCTACGGCAGCGAGGCTGCCATCGTCGGCGTGAAGTCGGTGGCCTGCACCATTGCCAGGCCGCACGACGCCTCAGGTTATTACGCGGGTGCCACCGTCGCGGGCACGAAGTCCGAGCCCGTACTCAACGGCGCCACCACGATCTCGGGAACGCTTGACGCCGACTTCGTCACGCTCGCCGATCTCCACAGCCGCGCACGCGATAACTCCAACACGTCGCTGGTGATTGAGTTTGTCGGCCCGCTGATCGCCAGCACGTACTACGAGACGTTCAGGATCACCATCCCGAACATCGTGTTCACCTCGCCTGAGGGTTTCAACATCGCAGGCCGCGACAAGTTGCAGCAGTCGTTTGGATACGAGTGGCGCTACGACGGCACCAACCAGCCGAAGATCGAGGTCATTTCGGCCGAGGTCGCGCTTTAACCATGACCGGCATCGTCTCCGTCTCGGTCACAACGTCACCCGATCTCGCGGTGATTGCGGCCGCGCTCAAGGCCGGAGACAAAGAGCTTAACCGCGAGATGCGGAAAGCGCTACGCATTGAGGCCGACAAGCTCGTCGCGCTTGAGAAAGCCGCCGTCATGGGGCTCAGCTCTAAGGGCACCAAAGGCTCCAACGCGGCGCAGGCGAACAAAGCGTTTGCCGAGCTGCGAGGCAAGAAGAAGATTACCGACGCGAAGATCGGCGCGGCATTGGGCCGCGCCGGTCTTCGTCAATCCGTCTCGAATTCCATCGGCAAGATCATCAGATACCAGGGCAACGACGTCGGTATCCGCGTGCGCGCTCAAGCGTCGAAGATGCCGCCCGGCATGGATGGCCTGCCGCGCATGATGAATCGCGGCAAATGGCGCCACCCATTCTTCGGCGGTAAAAAGTTCTACGGGCAGACCGTCAGCCCGCCGCGGTTTTGGGATTCGACCGCGCGCGAGCAACGCGACGAAATCATCAAGTCAATGGAGTCCGTGCTCATTGATTTTGAGCGTCGACTCGCTCGCAAAATAAACGGCTAACCACTTCAACCGTTAGGGGCGCACGATGAATATCGTCATGACCGCAGGCAATGAAACCCGCACGCTTGACTTGAACACGATGCCGATTCGCGACGCAATGGACTGCGAGCGATTGACCAGCATGTCGTGGGTTGAATGGCGCGAGGCGCTCGGGCAAGACCGCGCGTCTGCTGTGGCCTTCGCCTGGTGGATCGCTGGCAAAAGGGCGCAGATGGAGGTCGGCAAGTTCTCCGAGGTCGACCTCGACCTCGCTCAACTCCGTTGGTCTGTGGAACTCACCGACGAGGAGAAGGCCACCGAGGACGCGCCCGACGACGACGAGGACGGCGACGATGCCACGCGCCCTACTGGGCCAGACGAGGCGGAGATCCCGACCGACTAGACATCGTGAGCCGCGTCCGAATGTACGGGCCTGTGTTCCTGCACCTCTATGGCGCAAGTGCCGAGGAGGAGCACGTCATCAACACATGGTCAGTGTCCAAGTTTGAGCGGTACGCCGCCGCCGCCGACCAACTCCTTGAGCTGAAGGGCAGGTAGTCATGGCCGCCAAAGACCTCGTGATTAACCTGCTCGCTAAGGACAAGGCGTCAGCCGAACTTAAGAAGGTCGGAAACAGCATGTCGGCGCTTGAGCGCCAGTCGAAGAGTCTGCACCGTGCCGGCCAAATGATCGGCGCCGGCGCCATCATCGCGTTTGGCGCCGCCAGCGTGAAGGCTTACGCCGAGGCTGAGAAGTCACAGGTCAAGCTCGAGGAGGCTTACCGCAAGTTTCCCGCGGTAGCCTCCGTCAGCATCTCCGCGATGCGCGACCTCAATGCGGCCATCCAGGCGAAGACCGGAACCGACGACGACGAGCTCGCGGCAGCCGAGGCCAAACTCGCCATGTACAACCTGACCGGCGAGCAGATCAAGCAGCTCATTCCAATCGTTAACGACTACGCCGTAGCCAATGGTATCGGCGTCACCGAGGCGGCCGGCAAGGTCGGCAAGGCGATGCTTGGCAATGCCAAGGCGCTTAAAGACATTGGCATCAACTTCAAGGCTACGGGCGATAAGACCAAGGACTTCGCGACGATCTTTGACGCGCTTCAGTCCAAGGTTGGTGGCGCTGGCGACGCGTTCGGCAAGACACCCGCCGGGCAGCTCGCCATCCTCAACAAGTCGATGGACGATCTCAAGGAAGAGATTGGCGCGCAGCTCATGCCCGCGCTGTCGTCGCTGATTGGCATCGTCAAGCCGATTGTCGGCACATTCGCAAAGTTGCCCGAGCCGCTCCAGACGGTCGCGCTCGGCATTGGTGCTGTTGCTGCGGCAACATTAATTCTCGGACCGCGCGTCTTTGATGTCGTGCGAGGGTTCAAGGATCTGATCCCAGAGTCCTACAAGGCCGCCGCCGCACTTGAGGCTGAGGCCGCGGCTGCAACGCAAGCGGGCACGGCGACTACTGCCGCGGGCACTGGCGTCAAGGGGCTAGCCGCTGGGCTCGCTGGTGCGCTGTCGGTCGCCGCTAGTGCGGCCGCTGTCATCATGGGGCTCGGCAAGGCGGCATCACTAGCCGAGCAAGCATTCGGCCGTGGCGCACAAAGTGCCGAGTCATTCGGGGCTTCATTTAACGACGGCATGACCGCCGAGCAAATGCTCAAGGTCAAAGAGGCGATGGCTCAGGTTGCCGGGCAGTCGGGCATTCTGGGCGTCGCGGTGCGTGGTGCTAGTGGCGATTTGATTGGCGCAACCAAGGACTTCTTTAACGCTGGCGACGAGATTAAAAACTTCGACACCTCGCTGGCCAAACTTGTCAGCGATGGCAACGCCCAGCAGGCCGCAGGCTACCTGTCAGCGATGGGCGTCTCGGCCGACGAAGCACGCGCCAAGCTTCCGCAGTACGCCGCCGCGCTTGATGCTTCCGCGGCTTCCGCTGACGCCGCCGGCGGCTCAGTCGCCGGACTCTCCGACAACCTGAACGCCGCTAGCCGCGACACTGCCGACTTTGCCGAGAACACTCTCAAGGCGATCACACAGGCCGATGGGCTCAAGTTCGCGGCCGATCAGCTCAAGGCTTCCCTCGACGCGCTCGGCGGCAAGGCGATCTCAACGGACACCGCCACGGCCAACCTTTACGCCTCATTTGACAGCGCGAAGAAGTCCATTACGGACGCCACCAAAGACACCAACGCGCAGACCGACGCGGTCATCAAGGGCGGCAAGGCGCTTGACCTTCAAACCGAGGCGGGCCGCACCGCTCAGAGTTCACTGGCCGATATAGCCAAGAGCGCCGACGACCTCACCTCCTCGTACAAGGAAGCGGGCCGCTCCACCGAAGACGTGACAGCCATGCAGGAGAAGGCTCGCGAGGCGTTCCTGCAAGCGGCAAAGAAGGCGGGACTTGGCAAGGATGCAGCAAAGGCTCTCGCCGATCAATACGGGCTCATGCCCGACAAGGTTGAGAGCAAGATTGTCGCGTCGGGCATCGACGATGCCGCGCAGGCCGTGCTGTCGTACAAGCTCTCACTCTTGGACATTCCACCGGAGCGCCGCACTCAGATCATTACCGAGTGGAAGACCGAGGGAAGCAAGCCTCAGCGTCCACCCATCGTCGCTGTACCTGGTGGACGTGGCCAAGGCGCGGGAGCGGCGACCGGCGGCTACATCCGCGGCGCCGGGACTGGCACATCCGACAGCATCCCGGCGATGTTGTCGGATGGCGAGTACGTCATCAACGCGGCGAGCGTCTCTCGCCTCGGCGTCCCGTTCCTGCACTCGTTGAACAGGTTCGCCGATGGCGGTCCGGTCACCACTAGCGGCGTCGCCGCGCTCACTCCCGCGCAACTGCTCGCCAAGTTTGTGCGCGACACGGCGACAGCTATCCGGCTTGAGCAGGGCCTACTTAAACTGCGCCAGGACATGGCCGCTCAGTCGCGCGACACGAAGAACAGCGTCAAGAGTTTCGCGAGCCTGACTAACTCATTCGACACGAAGGCGTACAAGACCGCGCAGGCTGACGTGGTGACCGCGCGCGCCGCGCTCAATAGCGCAGCGACACCAGCCGAGCGTACTGCCGCACTTGCGAACCTCGACCAGGCGCAGGCCGCCGCACGCACAAGCAAGCCGACCGCCGGGAATGTCATTGCCGGATTAAAAGCCAAGCTCAACGTCATCAAGTCGTTTGGCGCGAACGTGCGCAAACTCGCGCGCATGGGTATCCCGCGCTCATTCCTCCAGCAGATCATCGACGCCGGTCCCGAAGAGGGTGGCGAACTCGCCAAGGCGCTACTGGATTCCAGCCCTGCCGACATGAAAGAGCTGCGGGCGCTCGCACTCAGCGTCGATCGCGAGTCAGGTCGCATCGGTAACCAGCGCGCACACCTTGAATACGACCCGCTGATTAGCCGTCAGCGTGGCCTCGTCAATTCGGCCGTGGCTCGCGCTGGTGTGGATCGCGAAACCCTGACGACGCAAGTAGTCGTCAAACTTGACGGCAAAGAAATCGCCACCGCGCTCGCCGCTTACAAGCGATCTGTTGGCGGCCGCAAGCTCGGGCTCGACTAATGGCGCAGGTCTTGCCCGACGCGCTGCGCGTCGACTTCGGCTACGGCAGCACCCCACTCACGCCGCTCGCCTCAATCTCGTGGACCGATGTCACCTCGTCGGTGATGCTTGACGATGGGCTGACGATGAACCGCGGCCGCTCGGGTATCGACACACTCGCGCGGCCTGGCTCTCTATCGTTCACGCTTGACAACAGCGCGCAGCAAGGCACCGAGGGAAGGTTCACCCTCGGCGGCACTAATCAGGTCAGCGGGCTCGCGCTGCGCATCCCGGTACGTGTGCGCGCTCGCTACCCGTTCGGCGGCGGCACGTATGTTGACCTTTGGTACGGATACATTGAGGCACTCGAAACCGGCTGGAATAACGGGTGGAGGCCGACCGTCAGAGTCTCGGCCACTGATCGGCTCGCGCGCCTTGAGAAGCGCAAACTACCCGGCCTGATTCGTGGCGTGCAGCTCGTCGACTCGCCTTCGGCTCTATGGCCGTGCACCGACTCGGACGCGTCGACCTCGGCCGGAGAGCAATCTGGGAACGCATCGGTTACCGCGCTGTCGACCGCATCGGTCGGCACGGTCGGCACTGCGACGCTGACGTTCGGCGAGGCTGGTCTAGGCCCAGGGCCTGACGGCCAGTCGTGCGCCGTGCTCACGACGTCGTCAACCACGGCGGGCTATTACCTGATCGGTTCGGGACTGCCCGACGCGTTCACCAATACGCAGACGGTCGAGGTTTACTTTCAAGCCGCAGTCGCGGGCTCGGCTTACCGTGGACTTGTAACCGTTCATGATGCGTCTTTTAACAAACTAGTCAGTATTCAACTATCAACCTCTGACACACTCTTTGCTGCTGTCTCTGATATTACTCCGAGCACGCCAATTTCTTGCAGCGTTACCGGCGCCACGACGGTCACTGCGGGCGTATGGAATCACGCTCTTCTAACTCAAAGCCGATCCGGCGATACGGTCACGGTGACGCTATACCTCAATGGCATTTCTCAAGGCAGCAGCACGTATTCAACTTTGGGCGGCGCCGTTCCAAGCGTCACCAACGGTGGCTCGGTTTCTTCGGGTGCACTGCGAACGTCAGGCACGGGTGTGGCTACTGGGCTCTTTTATGGACGGCTCGCCAACATCGGCGTCTACCCAACCGCGCTATCGGCGACGCGCATCACCGAGCACGCGCGCGTTCGTGACACGCTCGGTGTCTACACATCCGAGACATCGGCGGCAAAGTTCACTCGGCTCGCCCAGGTCGCCGGGCTATCGTCCACTGAGTACGGCTTTAGCTACGGAACTAGCGGCGTGACCTCGGCCAATATGGCGCCATTCCCAGTAGGCGACCGCTCACTCTTGGACGCGGCCAACGAGGTCGCCATTGCTGAGGCATCGGCGGTCTACCTTGACCGCTCGGGAGTGCTGCGCCTCGCGGCTCGCGACAAGCGGTACGGCACCGCGGTCGCCTTCACCGTTCCGGCAACCGCCATCGACAAGGGCACCGGCTTCGCCACCGACATGGGCGCAGTCGTCAACGACGTGACCGTTTCGCGCCCTGGCGGTATCACCGCGCGATCAGTGGACGCGGTCAGCGTCGCGGCCTACGACACCCATGATTCGACCACGACGGTTTACCTGTCGAGTGACTCGCAGGCCATCGACATGGCCGCATTCCTTGCCAACCTGAACTCCCATCCGGTCCCGCGTATCGGCGGAATTAGCGTAGACCTCGTGAGTAGCGCGGCGCTCGTCGACGAGGCCGTCATCCTCACCGCCGAGGTCGGCGACCTTTTCCAAGTCACTGGCCTGCCGAGCGCGTCGACGCCAGCCGCCACGCTTGAACTCATCGTTGACGGCGTCACCGACACGGTCACGTCGACCTCATGGCGCCGCGCGCTTGTCGCCACGCAGCTCGACGCGTCGGCAACCGTCTGGATTCTTGACAGCGCGACATACTCCGTACTCAATTCGACCACCGTGCTCGCGTTCTAGAGAGGCGACGAAATGACTTGGACAACGCCGCGGGTTTGGGCTGTCGGCGAGACGGTCACCGCCGCCAATTTCAATACCTACGTGAGCAATAACCTGACTGAAATTGTCAGCCCGCCCTACGCCTACCTCACGTCGAACACTGCGACGACCATGACGACGGCCGGCACCTGGTACGCACAGACGTGGGACACCGAAATTGCCAACGTCGGCAGCATGCACTCAACCAGCACCAATCCGACGCGCATTACGGCATCACAGTCCGGGACGTACCACATCGACGCAACAATCGCGATGGCGCAACAGGCGGCCGTAACTTACCTGCAAATGACGATTTTCGTCAACGGCGTGCAGTCTTCGCAGTCACCGGCTGGAATGTATATTCCGACCACACCGACATCAAACTACGGACTAACGCTCGCGCGGTATGTCCCGCTCGCCGCTGGCGATTACGTCGAAATTAAAACGCGCACCGGAACCAATGGTTATCTCACCGTCTCGGCCGCCGGTGGCAACCGACCGATTTGCCAGATGCGTTGGGTCGGTCCGTGATGGACGAGCACGGGCTTCTCCTCCGCATCTCCGAGGCCGTCGCGCGCCTTGAGGCGAAAGTGGACGCGCTCGTCCAGCGCATCGACTCACTCGACCGGCGCTTGGCTGACCACGAGTCACGTATCCGAGTCCTTGAGGTCGAGACGGTCACGACCGAGGAGATCGCTACGCGTGACGCGGCCGACGCGGTTGGCCGTCGCTGGCTGATGGGCCTGCTCATCGGCTAAACGTTGACCATTCTTGCGGGCATTGCGTCCATCTACTTCTGAGCCACCACCACCTAGAGAGGCACTCAATGTTTACCCTGTCATTTGCCAAGGCCGCCGCCGAGCGCGCCGCCAAGACACTCGCCCAGTCGCTCATCGCCATTCTTGCGGTCGGGCAGACCACCGTCCTGACCGTTGACTGGCAGGCCGCGCTAGCCGTAGCCGCAACCGCGACACTTCTGTCGCTGCTCTCCTCGGTCGCCTCGGCCAGCATCGGCAACACCGGCCCGTCGCTTGTCAACGAGGCGACGCTGCCGCCGGTCATCGTGCACGGATCGGGCGACTGATGCCCACCTCGATCAATGGCTGGCCGGTCCTCGGCTCGCCGCCGTGGGACGACAGGCGACTCACCCGTCTCGCAATCCCCGGCACGCCTTGCGTGTTCTACGGGCGCCGCTCGGTGGCGCGGCTATTCGTCGCCATCGCGCTTGACTATCACGCGACCATTCATCCACTGGTAAATCGCGGCGATGTCGACGCCTACGACTACCGCAGCGCCAACGCTTCAACCACTGGCGCGTGGAGCGATCACAGCTCGGGCACGGCGATGGACGTGCGCGCATCGGCCGAGGGCGCACAAGGCCCGGGCATGTATGCCTGGTGGAACGGGAAAAAAGCAGCCGCCGCGCGGGACATTTTGCAACGCTACGAAGTCATCATGTGGGGTGGGCCAGTCCCGCTCGGCGGTTCATACTCGCAGCCTAAAAACTGGGACTTCATGCACTGGGCTTTGAAGCCCGGCACCAGCCAAGCCGACGTTGACCGGATGATCGCCAAGCTGAGGATTGGCCCAGACGGTCGGCGCTCTCAACTCACCGCGCACCAGCTCCACGAGCTGCACGTGGGTCTCGGCCGGTAATGCCCGAGCTGATCCTCGCGGGCCTCGTGGTCGGCTTGTGGTGCCTAGCCGCGAGCGCCGCGTGCCATCTCTGGCAAGTCATCAAGCGCGACGACTTCAACGACGTGTGACCGCTGGCCGATCCCCCGGCCAGCACAACGGGAAGGGTTGTCATGTCTCTCGCCGACGCATTGAACAACGAAGTTGCAATGCGCAAAGGCCCGCAGTGCTCAGTCGCTGCAATCCTCGACGCGCTCGACGACTCGGACCGCGCGGCACTAGTAGCCGCTTTCGCGAGCACCCAGCCGAGCACAAGCATCGCGCGCGCACTACTGACTATCAACGTGCGCATCGCGCCCACAACCCTTTCGCGCCATCGTCGCGGCGAGTGCAGTTGTGGGTGACCTGGCCGAGGCGCTCGCGACCTCGATGCCTAAGACCTTGACGCTCGACATCGAGACCTCGCCGAACGTGGCCGACGTCTGGGGGCTCTTCAACCAGAACATCGGGATCAGCCAACTCCGCGAGTCCTCGCGCGTCTTATGCTTCGCGGCGAAGTGGCACGACAAGCGGGCGACGGAGTTCTACTCGGAGCACCACGTCGGCCACGCGGAGATGATCGCCAACGCCTGGCGACTGCTAGACGCCGCCGACATCCTCGTGACGTTTAACGGGCCATCATTTGACGTGAAGCATTTGCAGCGCGAGTTCCTACTCGCGGGCCTCGGGCCACCGTCGCCCTGGCGAAACGTCGACCTCCTGCGCGTCTGTCGCGCACAGTTCAAGTTCACGTCCAACAAACTCGCGCACG